GCATATTATTTGCCAGTATGGTCTGGACGTTCCTCCCTAAATGAACAGGCCTTATTGTGCTGTCAGTTCCCCAGTGCTGCGCCATCTCCCCGCTCCTGGTATTTGTCCCGGCGATCGCTGCACCTCCGTTCGGCGGCGTGCCTTCCGTTGCCACCCGGACAGCCTCAATGGTGGCTCCCTCCGCCACATCATACATAATTCCCGGCACATCCTGTCCCGCCTTCTGCAATTCCTTCAAGCGCTTTCTCATCTGACTTCCAAAACTCGACATCCCATCACCTCACAATATTCTGCATCAGAAGCCCGATCTCCTGGTGCTCAAGTCCCGTCAGCGCGCCGCCGACCGGATCATAGTACGACTGGGGCTCTCCCGCGAAATACCGTTCCGGCTCCGCATGTCGCCCCAGCATTCCTCCGCGTGTGATATACAGTTCATCCCCTGCGCGGATATCCACGCCCAGATCACAGGCGAGCTTATCAGATGCCTGGCTTCTGGCGGCTGTATCCGTCATGCCGGGGCCGCTCCTCTGGCTGCTGTAGACACGGCAGGGAATCGCAAATCCCGTCTGCTGACGCTCCTGCGCCGTAACATTCCCATCCATTACCGGAACCACGCGCCAGACATCCACCGTATCCGTGTACCAGCTCCGAAAAATCGGATTATCCACACCACATGCCTCCCATCCCTGTCAGACGCGCATACGTGATCAGCTGCTGGCCGTATTTCGTGGCGTTCTATACCGGATGTCACCGCGGTATTGTCATAGCTGACCGACGTATCTCCCATCGTCGTCGACTTCACGACTCCCGTCTGCTGCGCGTTCTGTGCTACTGCGGCCGGATCCGAAGATCCTTCCGAATACGTCTGAAGATACAACGCTGCAAAATGAGCCGTATAAAGCCCCGCCGCGTACCTCCACATACTTCCCCACCGGGATGGCAGTATACTGTCGTTCGCCTGCGTGACAAACAGCTCCAGCATGGAATCCGGTACCAGACTCTTGCAATACTCATTTTCGTTCCCAACCATCTTATACGCCTGGAAAAACTGCGGGAAATCCTCCCGGAACATCCCCGCAGTATAATTTCCTCTTTCATCCGGCTGTGGAACATTTGAGGCAGTGAGCTTCGCTGACGCGAAATACGGAAGCATCGGATTTACAGATGATCTTCCGATATCCATATCACGCCTCCGTCCTTACATCATGCGCCTCTGCCTTTTTAGCGGCCTTTTTTCCTGCCTCCTCCAGCTGCCTGTCCTTCTTCCCCTCGGGGACTGCTATCGAACCGCCCCGGATGGCTTTCTGGACCAGGTTGCTCTCGGCAACATCTCCGGGAATCTCTCCGATATAGTCCTTACGGATCAGATAAGACGAGCCGTCCGCCCGTCTCACAATAAATTTCTTTTTCGATACGATAAACATAGCGCCCTCCTTTAAATTCCATCCACATAGATCATCGTCTGGTCGTAAAAGATCTGTACCTCCGACAGGTTTCCGGCATACGCTGTGTCATAGCAGAAATGGTCTGTATTCGGAGAGGTCATCGCCCTGGTAAGAGGTGCCAGCTCGTCCATCTTCAAGAAGCGTTTCTTGTTGCAGTAGACGATCATGCGGTCATCCCCGTCTTCTCCCGCGCCCTTGCACCAGTTTGTAGCTCCGATAAACAGATCCGCGCCATTATGCTTTGCCACGTTGTTCTCCAGCAGGAACGAAAGGATCGTCTTTTCTGCCAGCTCGGAGACCCTGGTCGTCGCAAGCCGGTTATACTGCTCATACGGCATGAGGATATGGTTCGGAACCGCATCCAGATCATTCTCCGAGGCCGCCCAGGCTGTCAGAATTGCCGCATTGATATCATCCAGAATCTGATCCGGCGTCTTGTCCTTGAGCTTTGTGCTCTTCTCTGCACCCGTGCCCGCGGCTTCTGTCACAGCCACATCCGGATTATTTAAAAGTCCGGTCGTACCGTATCGCTTGATCCCCACATACACGTTCTCATCCACATGCTTATCATAAGCCATGCGCAGACCGTCGCGGAGCAGCGAATCAATATTTCTCCCCGTCATGTTCCCCCGCTGGATATCGATCCACATCACGCGGGTTCCCGCGGAAACCACGTGGGTCTTAAAAAGGCCCTTGTCAAAGTTTGCCTGGATCATCGGGATCCCGTTCGAGCCTCCCGCATGTACCATTCCGTCGCCGGATCCTCCCGTGATCCCATATCCAACCTGCATGGCGGATACAAACTCGGCCCATCCGCCGCCCACATCGATCCCTATATCCCGGGGATATGTAAAACTCGTGAGCGGCTCGCGCACCATCGTATCGCGCTTTTCAAGCTCCGACACGAGAAACGCCTGCCCCGAAGCAATCCCGGCCGCGTCCAGCGTTGCCATAGCGCCCGCGCCGCCGGCATTTTTCGGCGCGGTGAATCCTAAATCATACGTTCCAACATTCTTGAAGCTCATATCATACCTCCTACGCATTTGCTCTCGTTAAAATAATAAGTTCTGCAACACCGTTGGCGTCCGCCGGACCTCCCCACTGACAGTTGCCTAAAAGCGTGGTCTTTCCGGAGTCCGCCTCCGCCTCAAAGCCCCCGACGATGCAGCCCGGATACGCCTCGTTTTCGGCTGTGCGGACATACACCGCGCCGCCCAGCCCCGGCGTGCTGCGCTGGCATTTCACATTGATGGAACCACGCATAAATACAGGGACCGCATCCCCCGGCGTATACATTCCGGTATTCTGATCCAGATACTCGACAGAGCTCTTTACCTCCCGGCCTGCAACGCCGATGAAATTATTGGACGACTGCGTGCCGAAGACCACAACATTTTTATCCGTGTCATACGTCAGCGCCGCGCCGAACGGAATGCCGGCGTTTCCTCCCGCGCACCTCGTGTTGATGATCATGTCCGGCTGTCTGGAATAACTTCCAGCGTAGCCGTGGTCCATTGTTTTCCCGATAACCTGTCCTTTCATTATGCTTTACCTCCATTCATGTGCGGATTTCTCGAATCATACAGCTTCTGCAGCGCCTCCACATCAGTGGCGGGGTTTGCATCTGCCGCAGACTTCGCGTTATTCTGTGCTGTCTGGATGAGCTTTTCAATATCCGAGGCGCCATCCTTTGCGGACACAAAGCTGATCAGAGCATCGGACACAGCACGGCGCTCACTCTCATCCTTGATCCCGGCGATTGCGGGGCGCAGCGCTTTCAGTATCCCGAGCGCCAGGGCCTTATCTACGGCGCCGGAGCCGCAGCCGTCTTTACTGTCTGCTCCCTCCGCCGGTACCACTTTGGCCTCCCCATCGTTTCCTGCATCTTCTTTCTTCCCGGTCAGCGTGTCAATGGCTGCGTCAATGGGATCTGCTTTCTTGGTTTCCTGCTTTGCCGCGATCTCTGCCATCACCCTTCCGACAATCTTTTCGATCATGTCATCATCCTCAGCGCCGCCGGGCGCGCCTTCTTTCTCCCCTGTCTTCTCTCCGCCCGCAGGTTTTTCTCCTCCTCCGGGCTCACCCGTCTCCGCATCCAGTGCGTCCGCCGTGTCCATCGCCATCTGCTCGATCTCTTCCGGGCTTTTGTCCTTAACCGCCTGCCCGAAAAGCTTCAGAAGTAAACCATTCTTTTTCATTTTTCTCCTTTCCGGCTGCTTTGCAGCCTGCTCCTTATTGGTTTCTGCAACTTTATCTGAATCTAAAATAGCGGCCCGTTTCCCGGCTCTTCCCCGTTCCACGACCGCTACATGATTCCCTCTTATATTTTTCTGACTGTAGGTTCCGTCCCCATTATCCATATAATCGCACTCATATCCGCAGCTGATCTCCCGCTTTCCTGCCTGGACCGCCTCGATCAGTTCCCTGTCCTGGATATGCAGATCGGCAAGCACATAGTCCTGCCATTCACCGGTACCGCGCCGCACATTCTGGGCATGTCCCATCTCATACTGTTTCACATTATCGGGATCTAAAAGCTCCGGCGGATGATCGTTGGTCACCGGTTTTCCCTCAAAGGAGGCCAGCGCCGCCTCCGAAAACACTTCCTCCGGAGCGCGATAAACCTTGACGACCCGCTCCCCACCCGCTCCCTCCATTCCGATCTCGCTCCCCAGGTATTCCTGGTCGCCGGTCCGCGCGATCGGGACATTCCTGCATATTAAAAAGCCCTCGCCGGTTTCGATCTGGTTCGGGCTTATGGTGTAGCCATAATATGATATCATTCCCTTATCCTTTCCGTTGCGACATCGCAACAAAAAAACACCGGCCACTGGGGCTGATGTTTTTACTATCTGACCTTCTCAATTATACTGCCTGGAAATACATGCGTTTTAAAAACCCGGTATAATATCCTTCATTTCCCGCAGAAAACTCTTTGCTTTTGCCATCATGGAATTTTCCTGCAAATACTCAATACCTTTTTGTGTAATCTTAAGATCGAGAATCTTAATTCCATTACACCCGCCTAAACGGGGAACAATGGCTATCCCGCGTATGTAGCCTTCGTTATTCAGACTCTCCATAACATTACACCAGTACGCTTCATTGATCCCCAGCGCATCCGGGCCAAACATAGAGGCATCCGGCCGGTCTCCCGTCTGGAAACACTCAAGAAGATAGGACAGGATGCGGTATGTAATTACAAAATAATCGTTCTTTGCCATGATTATTACTCCTCTACAATTTCCCAGCGCCCGTTAGGTACGCTGCCATCCAATGGCCCCGGTGCATCCGGTGAATAGAGATAATCTTCCCCGCTATCATCAATTACCCTATACATACCGGAATCCGGATCAACCCATGCCTCATAAACCTTACCGTTTGTAAGGCCATCCACATAAAAACTCTCACCCACATACCGAAGTTTCATTGTTTTCTCCGGCTTATTGATCGGCTCCGGTGGCTCATAATACTGGATACTCATGATCTTTCCCTCCTCATCTTTACTTTTGCTCCATATTGCTTGCCACTTAGTTCATACCAATGCACATCAAAAACATACTTATCACTTTCAATC